TAATAGAGACTATAGGGGCTTCTGCAGATTTATTACAAGATAGACTAAATACTAATAAAATTATAGTAAATAATTTAAACATAACAGCTGCTTCTTTTGGTTCTTTATTAGGTTCGGCTTTAAATTTATTAAAAGTTTTAGATATTTTAATACAACATTGTTCTGAGAATCAGAATATACCTTTTATAACTATAAACGATGAATTAAATTTATTAGCTAACCAATCACAAGAAATAGCTCAAACCCAAAACAATTTAACATATAAAGGATTTAAATTAGAATTAAAATTAGATGAAGGGAATAAAAGTCAATACCCTAGACGATTTGCCCAAGCACTGAATAGACAAGGAGTTCCTATCTTAAAAACAGAATCATCATTTGCTTCTGATCCACAAGTTTTAATAGATCAAATAAAATTCATAATTGATTCAAATCCTAATTTAACAGCCGAATAATTTAAATATTTATAAACATGAAACAATCAGATTTTAAAAAAATATTAAAAGAAGCAGTTCGTGAAGTATTTCAAGAAGAAATGAAAGAAATACTTTTAGAAGCTGTAAAAGGTAATAAACAACCAATAACAGAAAACATTAATTCTAATAAACCTAAACCAGATGAAAATGCTGTTAAGAATTTTAGAATGAACTTAATGAATTCTATAATGGGTGGAGAAGATTCTCCAACATTTACCACAAATAACATACAACATCAACCAGCATATGTTCCACCACCAATGAATACTGCAGGTGAAGGTTCTGCATTACCTCCTGGAGAAGTAGGTCTAGACCAAATTATGGGATTATTTAATAAATAATAAAAATGGCTATAAGAATACCAAACCAACATCCACTAGATATAAATCAACGAGTAGCAGTTGGTGTTGCTATTCCATTTTCTAGTCCTTCAGTATTTACTCAAACATTTACTACATTAGATCAAATTAAATCTAATAT